GTAGCCGGAGCTGTAGCCGTCGCCGTCGCCGTAGCCGGAGCCGTAGCCATCGCCGTCGCCGTAGCCGGAGCCGTCACCGGAGCCGTCGCCGTCGCCGTAGCCGGAGCCATCGCTGGAGCCGTAGACGTCACCGCAGCCATAGCCGCAGCCATCGCCGTAGACGTGCCCGTAGCTACTCATAACGACATTCCATAAATGCGATTTCTTCACTGGCGCGGAACCAAACAGGCGGACAATCGTCAATCATGTCGCCGTCGATTGGGCCGTTTTGAGCCAAGCCACCGAGAGCATTGTCGCGGTTTTTCCAGTAGCGAAGATTCTGAGCATCGTTCAACACATAGTTCTTGCCGTGTTGTTCAAGGGTGCCAATGTAGATAAAGCGCCCTGGCAAAAACGCTAATACCTTTTTGCCGACAAGGGGGTGTTGGGTGGTCAATCCTTCGCCAAATATGGTGGCGAGTTCACGTGCTTGTTTGATCGTCATATCTTCGATGTTCATTGGTTTATTCTCCATTTTCTGTGTTCCATTTTTCCCTCGATTGCGGCATCGCGCACTCAAAGAGTGCCGCCCAACGTCGCGGGTTTTTTTCGCGCATGATCTTCGCGGACTATCGCATTTCGTCTGTAAACATCGTCACATCCTCCGGTTCAGTTTGCTATTTTGAGCAAGTTGGCAACTTTGCGGTTTAGCCTCCTAAACGAGACGCCCTAAAAATGCGTCTACTTCTTTGATTTGTTCGTCAATCCAGCGCATGGGGGGGAAAACGCCATCGAATTGCCTAGGGCCTTGTAACGCCTTCCACACCAGGTCTTCCCAGGAGACCGACGCGGATTCAATTCCAGAGCAAACCGAAAGGTAACGCATCAAACCGCACCCCCAGATTGAACAAAATCTTCCCGCTGCGGCTTCGGTGGGATTGGTGCCCTGCTCGCCTTCGCCGATTCTTCCGCCTCATACCACGCGCTCAGGGCGGCTTGGTACGGTGTCTGGGCCTCTACACCCCCCACAGCGCCGTACTCGGCTGTCCAGCCCTCAGTGTTGATCCAGGTTGCAACCAGCTTGCTTGGGTGATCTTTGGCGGCGCAGAAATTCGCGTAGGCCTCCGCTGCGGATTGAAGCGTATCGACCCCAACAGCCTTCACGCCCTTGAGCCATTTCGTATAGGCCTGGGCCTTGGTATCCGTCTGGCGCTTTGGGAACGCCTTCCAGAACTGTTCGAACGCGGCTGGATATTTCCTTGCCGGGCCATATCCAAGCGCCTTCAGGGTTGGAAACTTACCGGCTGCTTCGTCGACCAGATTCCGCGCATCTTCCGGATTTTGATCGTGATCCTGAATTTCAAAGTTTGTGTCCGCTTGGACCGAACAAGAGTCTTCTTCTTTCTTTGTCTCTTCTGTCTTGTCCTGTCCTGTATTGTCGCTATTGCAAAGCTCTTGCTCTGCACTTGCTTGGTTGTCTTTGTTTTTGTTACGTTTTTTATGTGCGGCTTTTGCAACGTCAGAACGCTTTTTGGATAGCACATCCTGCCTGTTTAGCTCTATATCACAGCGTTTGTTGTGCAGATGGTCGCCTTTTGTTTTGAACTTGCACTTAACTTGCGGTGCAATTGCCTGGAACTCATTGATAGATATACCAATTATACGAGAGAGCGCGGTATCATTATTCGGCAACGGAAGCCGCGTTTCCATATAATGATCGAGCAAACGTCGGTATGCGCCGTCCTGCTCCAATGTCAGATCGAGCGTGTCTGCGCGGTAAAGTGCCGGATACCAGGGGAACCAATCCATTACGCGCCACCCCCAGGAAATTGCGTCCATTGCTGGCCGTCAAGCTCTGGCGTTTCAACCACGCCCTTGAGGCCAGTGCCGCCTGGCATTTGCTTGAGGAAAAAGGCTACATTGGCACCCTTGCACTGCTCACGCAGAGAACGCGCCCAACAGATGTTGAATGGGCGACGGCGGGGTCCGCTTTCAGCGCCGCAAATTACCCAATCAATCGCTGGTATATTTTGAGAAAAATCACCAATGTGCACTTTGCCCCTAAGTGCATCAATTGTGGTTTTCCCGCCGACATAAAGGGCCGTGAGATTGATGACCCCCAATTGCGGCTCAATGGAAAGGCCCCGCACCCTTGCCGGTGTGTAGAGAAGTTTTGGCACGTCGCGCTCTGCTTCGTGTAGGGTTACCACCGTGATTAGCAACCACACATTGGGGTATCCATCGCCCCAATCGGCGGGCAACATTTTTTGGGCGTTGCCGATGCGCTTGGTGACGATGATCCAATCAAGGCATGGTGTGGCCTTGATGAGTCCCCAAAGGCGTTCTCGGATGCCATCAGGCCAGTCTTTATCGAATACGTCTGACATGGAAGAGCAAAAGACTTTGGTGCGCGTGCCAGCCTTCTCGGCCGCACGATTCCAGCGCACTGGGTCATTCCAGTGTTTGTCGCCAAATTCACGGCGCTCATTACCATCCCACCACTTGCCAAAGCGGTTGGCCTGCTTTTCGGCGTAGCAATTGTCACATCCTGGCGAGACCTTTGTGCAGCCCCAAACCGGATTGAAAGTTGCGTCAGTCCATGAAATAGAGGTATTTTCTGCCATTTGTCAGTGTCCTGGGCGACCCGTTCGGGGTGATGATTTCCGGACAGCCCACCAACTGAAAGTTGGGTTTCTACGGTCCCGAACAGGTCACCAAGGACACTGACGGGGCTATCAATGCACACATCACTGCGCTGATGCCATGATTATAGGCCGCGCGCTTCGTTGTGCAACTTGTTTCTTATACTCTATCCAAATTCCTAAACGTCATGCACTGAGCATCGAAGTAAATGTCGATGGCCTTGCCAGCCGGACCGTGCCGGTTCTTGGCGATAATGACTTCCGCTTTGCATTTTTCATCCTCCATCTGTTCATCCCAGACCGCCAAGCGCTCGAAGAATTTGCCTTTATCCTCATCCAGGCGCTTCACCGGCTTTAGCTGGGCCGTGTAATATTCGGGCCGGAACATAAACAGAATGGTGTCAGCGTCCTGCTCCAGGCTACCGCTTTCACGGAGGTCTGATTTACGGGGCCGGTGATCATCGCGCGCGTCAACCTGTCTGGATAATTGGCTAAGCGCGATCACAGGCACGCCCAACTCTTTCGAGAGGGATTTGAAGCCTCTTGAAATCTGCCCGATCTCATTAACCCGCTGGCCGGCGTATTGCCGATCCGGCGTGATCAATTGCAGATAATCAACAACGATGAGGCCGAGCCCATTCTTACGCTTGAGACGGCGCGCGCGCTGGCGGATACCCTGCACGGTCGCGCCCGGCGTTCCATCGATGTATAGGGGCAACCCGCTCGCGTCGTTCGAAGCTTCAACCAAAGCGCCCCAGTTTTTAACCGTACCACGGCGGATGTCGTGCGCTGATATCCCGGAATTTACGGACAAGACGCGCTTGGCAAGTTCGGTGTCCGTCATTTCAAGCGAACAGAACATCACCACGCCGCCCTCTTCACCACCCGTCTCCATGTGTTTTTGAGCATTGTGGAGGGCGATTCCAATGGCCGCAGATGTTTTGCCCATCGATGTGCTGCCGCCAAGGATCATAAAGTCCCCATCGCCCATGCCGCCAAGTTCCCGATCGACGTCTGCTAGGCCAGTTTCAAGCCCTGCAATGCCGCCGTCTCGATTGGCCGCCTCAATCTCATCCAGAGCCACCTTCATGGCGTCCCTGATAGGTGCCATGCGATCACCGCCACCATCGCCCACCAAAGCCGTCAGATCAACCTCAGCGGCTTCTATTTGCACCTGAGCCGTATCGCCTGTTTCGGGTGAATAAGCCCGGTCCATAATTGAGGTGCTGTATGCGATCAATTCCCGCCTCATGTGCAGATCGTAAATAATCCGCCCGTATTCCCCGGCGTTTATGATGGTGACGGCGCTGGCCGCCAGTTCGGCAAGGTAGGTCTTCCCACCAATGTCCTTGAACTCATCGTTATTTTCAACGAAGCCCATGAGCGTAATCGGATCAGCACGCTTGTTCCCGTCGATCAGGCGAATGCATTCTCCATAGATGATTCCGTGCTCAGGTAAGGCAAAGTGATCAGGATGAAGAAATTCACATACCAGCTCATGGGCGCGGTTGTCGAAGAAAATGGCCCCCAACAGGGATTTTTCCGCTTGGATATTGTGTGGCAATTGCCGATAGGATGATTCCGCAGCGCTTGTCTCTTGTGTCCGTTCGTCGGTCATAATTCTTCACCCGTATCTGGATCGCGGCCCTGAATTAAGCGCGACAGAATTATCGAAAGATCATTCAACATAATGTCCATCGACTGCCCAATTACGCCACGCCCAACAAAAACAATTTCCCGCACTGGGCCGTAAATCCCCGTCTTAATGTCCTGGTATTCATATGCCAGGGAGACTTCAAGGCTATGACCCAGGTTCCCCTCAATTCCGTTTTCAGGGTCAGGTTTCACCCTGCCCAAAACAACGGGCACTGTTATTGATGGAAGGCGGTCGGCTGCTTTGGTCATTGGTTATTCGCGAATAGATCATTGCGGTTAGCGCGTGCATTTTCAAGATTGCGCTTTGCCTGTGAAAAATAAGACGGCTTTAATTCGATACCAATGCCAAACCGCCCCATTTCGACTGCACCGTACACCTCAGATCCAATTCCCAAGAACGGGGTAAAAACAGTATCGCCAGGATTAGACCAAAGCGCAATGCACCGCTCTATTACGTCAAGTTGCAGTGGGGATATATGCTGTTCATCTTTTTCGGCACGCCCCCCACGATATTGCAGGGTGTGGGTTTGACGAATATCATCCCATACAGGGCTCGCGTATTTCTGCCACACTTCGATGCTGTACCAATTGCGGGTGTCGTGCTTTTCCGTCCACTTTGAAATTGGCGGGCCGTCGCCTTCACCTACCCAAAAATCAACCCCCCCCGCCACAGGTTCGGCGTTTTCCCCAGGCTTGCGGAACGTCACCACATAATCGGCCAGACCTTGCCCCGACATGGCGCTGTCTTTGACAATCTGCTTATGCAAAAGGCGCAGGCTCTTGGTCCGCTGCTGGGCGACGACAGGGTCTTTCCATATGCACACCTCAGAATGGAAAATCCACCCATCATCTTGGTACGCTCTTACAACTTCCCCCCGGAAGTCCCTAATTCCAATATACCCGTCCCGAACTTTTGACGTAGGTAATTGCATACAGTGAACGGAATGCAGCCGTCCAGGCTTCGTAATGCGGTACATTTCATTGATAAGAAACCCATAATGCTGCCAAAATCCTTCGTGATCGTTATTGGATATATCCCGGTCAGAATTGGAAAACTTGTATAAGCCCTCGAATGGTGGACTATGAATGCCAAACCCGATTGAATTGTCTGGTATATTTTTGATTAACTCGCAGCTATCGCCTTCGTAAATGGCGTATTCGTCAGTTATCACTTGATCGATTGCTTTAATCGTCATTTTTTATCCCCTTAAAAATTTAGGTAATTCCATATCAGCTTGAGGCTGGTAATCCATCGTATCTCGCGTAGAACCGCGAATGATTGTGCTGGTTATATCTGCCATGTGATGCACCATTGCATCCGCCATACGCTCGGCGTCGGCTTCTTTGCGCCTGATATTTGATACCACAGCGCCCTCCAATTCAGACGCGATGTAATGGACGTTCACGGGCTTAGTTTGCCCAAATCTCCAAAACCTGCGGATGGCTTGATATACCTGTTCAAAACTATCGTTCAGGCCGACAAATCCAGTATCCGCGCAATGCTGCCAGTTCATGCCAAAACCTGCTATCGACGGCTTTGTCACTAACACGCGAATGCGCCCTTCTGAGAAATCTATAAGTTTTTTCTCTTTTGCTTCCTCTTTGTCGCTTCCACGCAATTCAACAGCCCCTGGTATGGCTTTCGCCAGGGCTTCGCTTTCGGTGTTTAGATTGCACCACCACACAAAAGGCCGATCAGGTGGCGTTAACTTAACCGCTTCATAAACGCGGTCAGTAACGCTTTCTCGGCGTGCGGTAATGCGCTCAGATAGAGATTGCGCCTCCATAGGAAACAGCGTGCCCATATCGACATTTGGTGCATAATCAACGGACACAATATGCTGATGGTGATACAGTGGCGGGAGATCATACGCAGACCCATCATACCCCAAATCTCGAGGGTTGCGCAGCATGACGGACCATGAACACATCCACTTCCAAAACGATCCTTCCGCGTACCCCTTTAACCGCCATTTTTGAGTTGACCCGCCATCATGCACAAAGTACGTCGCCAGCATATCAGTGTAGGACATAATCCCAAGAAATTCAGCATGGTTGCCTAATTCCATAAAATCATTAGGGGCCGGAGTGGCTGTCGCCGCAAGACAGAACGGTATGCATTTGCATTCTTCAATAAGGCGCGTTCGGTAATGCCCGTTGTGGTGTTTTAAGATGCTGGATTCGTCCAGGATAATCCCCCCGTATGACGACATATCGAAATGGTCTATTTTTTGGTAGTTTGTGACGTTCGTGCCGTCGTCAACATCATCTTCATGGTTAACGTGGCGGACCTCAATCCCAAACTTTCCACCCTCTCGGATCATTTGGGCCGAGACGGCTAGGGGCGTTAGCAAAAGTACGGGTTTTCCCGTGTGGTCTGAAACAGCTTTCCCCCACGATATTTCCATAAGGGATTTGCCAAGCCCCGTGCCTGCAAATATAGCGGCGCGGCCACGGCGTAATGCCCAACGGACAATATCGGCCTGAAAATCAAACAATACGCCGGGAAGTTCTGGCAAGTTTTCAATGCCAGTGAGTGGCGCAATATCAGCTTTCTTCGCCAGAAAATCTGAATATTTAATCATGTCTTTTTCCGCCCCATAGCCTGTTGATACAAATCATCGCCAGACGTAAGGATCACACCATCTGTGGCGAAGTGACGCTGAACGTCTTCGAGATACGCGCTGAATTGCTTGACCTTCATCAAGCTGGTTATGGGCATATCAATCTGCGCGGACATGAGCGCGAGTTTGTCTTCATACCCCAGCGGCCTGATTAATCGGTCATAGATTTCGCGGAACTCTTCGTTTTCAGCCCGCAGGATCGGCACGCCCTTGGTCAGCTTGCAGTAGGCCCGCCACTCTTCCGGCGTTTGATCCATCTTTTGTTCCGCGATTTCTTTGTACCAGCGGAAAGCGAGCCGGTTCTGCGCCCCACTCCGGTCAGCTTTGTAAGGCCCTACAGTGATGGTCCAAGCCTTTGTGGGATCAAGGCCGCCAAGGAATGCATAGACGGCTTTAAGGGTGACTCCTGGGGTGTTCAGAAGACCTATGGTAAATGTGATCATTTTCTATTATCCGTCAAAGCCCCAACATGGCCGCGCCCTCTTCAAAGAAGTCGCAATGCTCAACCTTCGGCTCAAGCGCCTGGCCGGCAAACATAAATGCTGAATGGTATTTAGACGGGATCAAGCCGCTCTCATACCAATACTGGACATGTGCTTTGGTGACGGGCTTCTCGCCTGTCCGCGCCGTATTAACAGCTCTGGCTACTGTACTAAGGCTATCCCAACGCTTGATAAGTTTTTGGTGTGGGGTCAATTCAACAGAACTCCGTTTTTCTATGAAGTCCAACCGTATAAAAATATACGCCGACTGTCAACTATTTTTTTATACGATTAATTGTTGACAGGGGCATTATTTTTTTATACGGTACTTAAGAACGAAACAACAATAAAATTCAAATGGAGCACGATTCATGGCTTATGTGGAATACGGTGGAAATCGATTCGATGAGGACGATTTGATCAAGGCGGTCAAGAGATCGTATGCACTTATCATCATGCTGGAGGCCGTGCAGTACGCCAGCCACGATGAGGCGCTGTCCAATGAACTTGAGCACATCGGCAAAGAAATGCGCGATGGCATCGACGACAGCGTGATTTCAGACCTTCGCCACTACATCGAAGGAATCGAGGAAGTCATCGGCAAGGTGCAGCCGCCAGACGTAAATGTCGCTGTGATGGCGCATCAAATGGATAAAATCGCGGGTCTGCGGTAGAGGGATAGAACCATGATGGACATTATTGATAGCAGACGCTTTAAGCAGATCGACCCGCTTTCTCACCGCACCACGACGCGCGAACGTGTTGGACGCGCACTTCTCTGGATCGGCGGCGTGCTGGTGTTCCTGATTGCCTCCGCATCTGTTGTGGTTGCAGCCATCTTATATTGGTCGGGAATGGTGTCATGAGCGATACTAAACACACATCGACGATTATCTTGCTGAAATCGTGAACCCAGAAGATTTGCCACGCAGATTTTTAACGGCGGGTGTGAGACCGGAGACGGCCCAGGAACATCACCAAAAGGGGAACCTAAATGACCGACACCATCACCACATACAAGGGCTTCGACAAAGACCTGAATTGCCGCAAGCATCAATTTGAAGTTGGAGAGACATACAGCGCGGCGACAAACACGGGGTACCAAAGCGCAGCGACAAACACGGGGTACCAAAGCGCGGCGACAAACACGGGGGACCAAAGCGCGGCGTCCAACACGGGGGTCCAAAGCGCGGCGACAAACACGGGGGTCCAAAGCGCGGCGACAAACACGGGGTACCAAAGCGCAGCGACAAACACGGGGGACCAAAGCGCGGCGTCCAACACAGGGGTCCAAAGCGCGGCGACAAACACGGGGTACCAAAGCGCAGCGACAAACACGGGGTACCAAAGCGCGGCGACAAACACGGGGGTCCAAAGCGCGGCGTCCGTTGAGGGCGAGAATTCCATAGCCGTTGCGTCTGGCATAAATGGACGCGCAAAAGCCGCCAAAGGTTGCGGCCTTGTCCTCTGTGAATATGACGTAGATTATAATTTGAAAAAAGTTCTAAGCGGCATTGCCGGACGTGGGAAGATCAAGCCTGACGTTTGGTATACCGCCAAAAACGGTAAGATTGTGGAGTGGATCGAATGAGCAAGTTTTTTCGAGACCAACCTCTGGGAGCCGTCATGATCAACCAAGACAACGAAATCCTCATGGTCCCCGCCCATACCAAGCCACCGCTTTCTGAGCGCCAGTGGTACTGGGTTATCGGCGGCGTGCTCTGCGGGATTATCCTGATCCAATGGGGTGTGTCATGACAGACTTAAAGCCCGAAGATTGCAGCAAAGATCGCAGCGTAGGTAATGGAGCGCTTGCGAATAACCCGAATTGGATGCTCAGACGTGGCCGTCCTATGGCAAGCCGAACCGCGAAGCTTCAATCCGTCGCGCGGCCCAAGAAATACATACCTACAGAACCCAAAGACAATGGAGACAATGGAGACACATGATGGCCGATAAAAAACCAACAACAGACATCGTAGAGGCCTCAAATCAGGATATGGAGACCTCCAATGTAAACGCCGGGGATTACAGCATCCTTGCGGTCATATCCCGTGCGGCCATGGACCCGCTTGTCGACGTCGAAAAAATGGAGCGCCTTTTTGTGCTTCAAGAACGGCTACTTGACCGTGACGCAAAGGCCGCTTATTCGGTCGCGATGAACGCCGCGCAACAAGATATGCGGCAGATTTCTCAAGACTCAAACAATTCTCAAACTCATAGCAAGTATGCCAGCTATGGAGCTTTGAATAAGGCTATCAGGCCCATCTACATCAAGCACGGTTTCTATGTCAGTTTTGACACAGGAGACACGTCACCAGGTGAATACGTCACTGTAATTGCCCACGTTGCCCATAGTGGCGGCCATACACAAACGCATAGCGTGGTCATCCCAACGGACGGTAAGGGCGCTAAGGGCAATGACGTTATGACAAAAACACATGCCCTTATGTCAGGAGTTTCATACGGTAGACGTGGGCTGGTTAAGATGATCTTCAACATCTCAGAAGGTGAGCATGACGACGACGGTAACGCCGCTGGAAGCCAGTACATCACCGAGGAACAGTCCGCACATATCAACTCCGAACTGGACAGGCTCGAAGCTGATAAAAGAGCCTTCTGCAACTACATGAAGGTGGATGCGATTCCTCATATTATCAGCAAAGACTATGGGAAGGCTGACGCCGCCATTAAGGCCAAGGACAAAAAGCAGAAAGAGGGGTCCTACCATGAAGATTCTTGATGTTGAGCAAAACAGCCCGGAATGGTATGCGGCGCGCGCCGGCATGCCCACGGCCTCTGAGTTTTCCAAGATTGTGACGAGCAAAGGTGAGCCGTCAAAGTCGATCGAGGAATATGCCATCACACTGGCCGGGGAAACCTACACCGGAGGGCCTATGGACCCATGGGCCGGGAACAAATACACAGACCGCGGCAAAGACACCGAGGCCGACGCAATCGCGTTCTATGAATTTGCGCGCGATGTCACGATCGAGCGCGTCGGGTTTGTGACGAATGACGATGAAACGGTAGGGTGCAGCCCGGATGGCCTGGTGGGCGACGACGGCGGCGTGGAAATCAAGGTGCTGAAGCCTGAGAACCACATCAAGGCCCTCATGTATTTTCGCAAGAATGGGAAATGCCCGCCAACATATGTCCAGCAAACCCAGGGACAAATGTGGATAGCCGAGCGTAAGTGGATGGATTTGTTTTTTTATCACCCTATCTTGCCGACGTTGATCATTCGCCAGACGCCAGACACAGCCGTCATGGATGGGATCAAAGATGGAATCCCTACGCTACTTTCGCGCCGAGGTGAAATCGTTGACGAGTTGCGCCTAGCAGAAGCTAGATAACCACACAATCAAAGAAACTGCACAAAACATGCAAAACCTAACCGCCCCACACGGGGAAAAGATGAATTTTGAAACGCTTGGGCAGGCCATCGCCGCCGCTAAAGAATTATGGAAAATAGCATGACTGACACGAAACACACGCTGGGTCCTTGGAAGCGTGGAAAATACGGCGGGGTTTATCCTGTTAATGGTGACAAATATGGTGGGCCGGGGATTGTGTCCGCATTAACAAAAAGCGGTGTTTTACCCAACGCAAAAGCCAACGAAACGCTTGCCGCAGCCGCGCCGGAACTTCTCGATTGTGCTATGTTGGGACGGTCAATGTGTATGGCTATGATTGTCCATGCAAATCAAATTGGTAAACCACTACAGGACGATCATTACGCCGTCCGTGATATGCCAAAATTTGAAGCCGCAATCTCCAAGGCCAAAGGAAAGCAAAATGACTAAAGAAAAATTATGTGCCCTTGTAGACCGTCTAAACGCGCTTATCGATGAGTACGGGGATGTCGTTGACGGTACGCTGGCAATTCTTGAAAAGCTTGAGCCTAAACCGTTTGACCTGTTGGCTGCGTTGCTAAATGGCGAGACTGTTAATCGGCTGGATTCCCCGAACGTTTCTTTTACGATTGGAAATGATGGTGCGCTTTGGGCATACAACACCCGCACACCATCAACATCCCCATATCATATTCATTTTTCCGCGCTGTGTAGTGGCCCGTGGCAGGTTTGTGCTCGCCAGCCAATCAAAGGGTCTGAGGAATGGGCGTGTGCAATGCTTAAATCCGGCGCAAGGATTGTGCGGGAATCAGGAGGCGATGAGATTTACATAAACCCATCAAAAACAAAAGGGCAGGTGGGCTATATCCAGACTGATGATGACTATTTTCATGCTTCTGATATATCCGGAGACGGATGGAAGCTCTACATCACGCTAAGCACGGCAGCGGGTGCTAAGCGTTGGGACAAGCAGCAGGAATAATTTTAGGAATAATTTTATTGTTCATGCCTGAATTACATTCTTATTCTAGGGGGAGCTGACAGAATGAGCGGTAACGAAGATCAAGCCCTCTGCCCGATATGCAAAGGCCCAGTGATGGCGGAGGGTATCCACGTCTCGCTGGAAACGGATTTTGCCGTGGTTGATGGGCGTGTGATCAAACTGGGTTCAAGCCTGGCACCACTGCTCTACATTCTGATGAGAAATGCATATGCTTTCGTCTCAACCGATGATTTAAACCAGGCTATTTACGGCGACAAATGGCCGGATACGTCAGTTATATACATGCACGTCCGCGCGCTGCGTAAGATTCTTGAAGGGACCAAGTGGCAAGTTAGCACACGTCGTGCGTCCGTCCATGGCAAAGATGATGGTGAAAAGACGGGGTACATGCTGTCGCGCGAGGCGCATGTTACAATCGACACTGAGAAGCTGGCTGCATGTTCCATGGCGTTGCTGGATATGGGTGTGTCCGAGGCTGAACTACCAGCTCTCATGGAAACCATATACCCGCTCCTGAATAAGGAAAAATGAGCTATAGTAACCGGAGGCAGCGCACGGACACTGGTGCCGACCCCGCTCTCCGAAATAGACAGACACGAAACTAACTCACAATCTTGGAGAGAAAAATATGAACATCAACGACATTACCATCGGAGCAGCTCGTAAAATGGCGGCCTTGATTGGCTACGGAGACGGCTAATTGCCGCCGCCTCCGCGGCCTCTATTTTTTGCCTTTTTTCGGTATTGTGTGTCGCCGCCGGAAAACCACTAGGGCTGGTAGGTGGCACAAAACCTGGATGTTGGAGGACGATATGACATACGAAAACCAAGATTTGGATACCTCAACCGAAGAGGTTGGGGAAGAAACGGTCATTAAGTCGCGCGAAACCATTACGGGCGATTTGACGTCGTGGCTGGTTGATCGCATCAAGCACCTGCCGTCAACGTGGGCGCAAATGACAGAAGAAGAACAGCGCGGCGTGATTGACAGCGCCGAACGCGCCGTTGAAAGCGCTGTTGAACAAGTGGTCGGCACTATCTCCGCCGATGGTAGAACGGTGTTGGGCGTCAATATTGGGGACGTGAAAATCCCCGGCGATTTGTCCAAGCAAATCGAGGCGAAAATCAGCACGCCGCACACCGCCGCCAATGTGGCCACCCTGGGCAACAGGGCGGGCATGGTGGCGCTTTTGGTGATCGCCGATGCCAGCCAGTACCAGGGCGGTGACGTTCCCGAGCCGGACCCGGACCAAGCCGTCATGTTGGAAGGTGACGACGGTTCGCCCATGGACAACGGCCAAGGCTTCGGCTCTGGCGAAAAGGAGGCATGAGTCATGGGCGTACCCCTCAACATAACTGTACCCGGTGCGCCCGTCGCCAAGGGCCGCCCCAGGATCGCGTCAAGTGGTCCTGGGGGCCGTCCCCGCGCGTACACGCCCACCAAAACGCGGGATTACGAAAATCTAATCAAGATGGCGGCCGGTGATGTCATGAACGGTGCGGACCCGATGGACGGCCCGCTCGACGTGTTAGTGGCGGTGCACCTTCCG